ATCACGTCAGCGCATTGCCGGAGGAGATCTTGGCAATCGTGCGCGTTACTTGGTATGTAGACGGCAAGCCCGATGAAGTAGACCAGATGGTGCTGATGGAAGATGGGCAAAATGGCTATGACGCATTTGCTGCGGTGGTAACCAGTGCATTGCAGCGCGGCGCTAATGTAAGCATCCGGTCAGGGTATGCCGCCAAGGATCTAGGCATTGAGCCATGAGCACACCAGAGTCGCTATATCGCAATGCAATAGACCTTAACCGCTATAGCAATAGCGTGGCGCGGCGTGTCATTAATGCATATAACGACATCATCATTGATAGCGTCAACCAGCTACGCACCATTGATGATCTAGCCGCACCAGTTAAGGCTGCTAGGTTGCGCGGCATATTGGCACAACTTAAGGAGTCGCTAGCCGGGTGGGCAGGTGACGCAACCGAGCTAACCGCAACTGAGCTGCAAGGCTTAGCGGAGCTGCAATCTGAGTTTGTCACTGAAGAACTGCGCAAGGCGCTACCTGCCGGCAGCCGTGATGCAGTGCGCACCGTTGAGATCAGCCCGCAGTTTGCGCAGTCGGTGGTCACCACTGACCCGACACAGCTCAACGTAGTGGCGCTGAGCGATGACCTGTTTGCAGCAGTAGAAGGCGCGGAAGCATTAGCACGTCAAGCTGGCACTGGTGTGTTTAACTTGACCGCTGCCAAGGGTGCCACTATCACGCTGCCCAATGGTGAGGTCATCACCAAGGCATTTCGCGGTCTTGCCGTAGACCAAGCCGAGCGGTTTAGCCAGGTGGTGCGGCAGGGGCTGCTGACAGGTGAAACCACACCCGACATCGCTAAGCGGTTGATTGGCAACTTGCAATTTGGCGAGGAAGCAAAGACCGTTCGGCAACTGGTAGCAGCAGGCGGGCAAGCGACAGCCGTAGCTGACAATCAGATCATCACGCTAGTTCGCACCAGCATCAACCAAGTAGCCAATACCGCCAGCCAGCAGGTATATGAAGCCAACCAAGACATCACCAAGAAGTACCGCTACGTCGCCACGCTTGACACTAGGACCAGTGCTAGGTGCGCTGCATTGGATGGCCGTGAGTTTGAGTATGGCAAAGGTCCGATGCCGCCGCAGCACTTCAACTGCCGCTCGACAACAGTGCCGATTATCGACCCAGACATCCTGCCGCCATCAACTACGGCAACACGGGCCAGCAAGGATGGCCAGGTGCCAATCAATCAAAGCTATGGCGAGTGGTTAGCAAAGCAACCACGCAGCGTGCAAGCTGATGCGCTAGGCCCTGGCAAGGTTGCATACTTCAACAAACTGGCCGATAAGTACGGCGCCAAGGATGCAATGGCCAAGCTGGTTCGGGACGATGGCTCTGAGCTAACCTTGGAGCAATTACGCAAACGCTATGGACCTGTAAAAACCAAACAACCCAATCCGCCTAGTTCTACAAACAAGCAACCGCAAGATCCAACACCAAAATTAAAACGACAAGCTCAACCAGTAGCAAGGATTGAACCAACGCCTGAATGGCGCATTAAAGGGCAACAAATGGATAATGCGGGAGCTGCAATAATCAAGCAATATGGGCAGGGGATGGATGGCGGCCGAGCTGTTGTGGAAAGATATAAACGCGTGCTGCCACAACTATTGGCACGGAAAAAACAAGTGCTTGCCGATACTACTATGAGCTTGCGAGAGCGGAATGCATTGCTTAAAAAAATTGAATCTACATTAACGGGTTCGTATGTGCGAGCGCAACGCGGGCAGCAGTCAATGGTTAGCGCATCTAAGAAAATAAAAGCGTCAATGATTCGCCGAGGGTTAAGCAAAGCAGAAGCGGATTTGCTTACCGCTAATAATTCAAACCTAACATTTTTGGATAATGGCAACAGTTTAATTGAAGCGGCCAAAAATAAAAAACGAATGCTTGCTGATGCGCAAGAATATGCGCGTATGTTCAAAGGCGAAGGACTGAAGCCTAGCCAAGGAACACAATGGGCACCTGCTGTAAAACTAATTCAACAAGATATTGGCGATGTTCGTGGGTTTAACGTTGTAGGCGAAGGATTAGTCCACATACCAATTGGGGAACGAGGTAAAGCTGTATTGTTTCATGAAATTGGTCATACTGTAGAGGCACAGCGCCCATGGCTAGGGCGATGGGCTAGGGAATGGTCTAAAAACAAAGCGTATTCAGCGAATCATCCTAGCTTGCAAAAACAAGTTGTTGAAAATATGCTAGAAGGAAAGCCAAGATACAAGCTCAATGACATGGTGCCATTTGGCGGATATCAAGCTCAAGAAACTGCTTGGGCCGATAATTACTTGTCACCGTACATGGGCAAACAATACACAAATGATAAAGGATATATATCTACTGAAGTCTGGACAATGGCTATGGAGCAATTTGCTACTCCCGATAGCATGGCGGGCCTTTACCAAAAGCACCCTGATTTATTCCGAGCAGTAGTTGGTTTTTTTGATGTACTGCCTTAAGGAGTAGCATTTGCTGGAATTGCCGGCAATGGAGGCAGAATTTTGAGCAACCTTTCGCCTTCTTCCTTGCTTAACTCCATTCCAATAGCTTCTATCACGTCTCGTAATGAGCAATCTTCGGGGAATAGCAAATGACCATCAACGCCAATAGGTGGTCGAATCCTAAACATTTGCCACCATCTTTTCGCATTAGCGCCTTGACCGGCCACCAGCTCAAGCTCTCGTCCTAAGTGAGACAGCTTTACAGGGCCCTCTTCCGTTTGAACCGTAATCTCAGGCATGAAGCTATGATACCATGGCGCCGCTGCAAGACAAATATGGACCTGCCTAGCCTCCGGCATTTTCGCAACGAGGGACTGTTTACGGTCAGCTCTGATCCTGTTGAGGCATTAGCAGGTGAGGCGTGGGTGCCGGCGATCTACACCGACAAGGGCTGGGCAACAGCAGATGGCGCTAGCCTGCTACTAGGCATTGAGGAATGGCGTCATGCCACTAAAGAAACCAGGCCTGTACGCCAACATCAACGCAAAGCGCGAGCGCATTGAAGCTGGCAGCAAGGAGCGCATGGCGCGCAAGGGTGAAGCCGGTAGGCCATCTACTGCTGCATTCAAGGCTGCGGCTAAGACTGCCAAGAAGCCTAAGCACAAGAAGAAGTGATCACCTATCGCGGCGAGCAGTTTGAGGGTTACAACAAACCCAAGCGCACACCCGGCAACCCAAACAAATCTCATGCGGTACTTGCCAAAGACGGCGATACCATCAAGCTGATTAGGTTTGGTCAGCAGGGCGTATCAGGCTCACCAGCACGAACAGGAGAATCAGCAGCAGACAAGGCCAGAAGGGCATCATTCAAGGCCAGACACGCTAGCAACATCGCCAAAGGTAAGCTAAGCGCTGCTTACTGGGCGGATAAGGTAAAGTGGTGAGGCAAATAAACCCTGTGGGTTATTCATGTCTGAAGAGCAAACTGCTCCTGTGGAGCAAAACGCTGAAGTATCACGGTTGCAAGTTGAGCTAGAAGCGATGCGACGCAAAAACGCTGAGCTGATAGACGAGTACAAGAAAGCCAAGCAACAGGGGAAGGCGGTTCCAGATGGAGTCAACATTGATGAGCTACTTGAGTTCAAGCGACGCGCTGAGCAATCTGAACTTGAATCACAAGGTAAGTACTCCGAAGCAAGACAAGCTTTGGAGCAGCAGTACCGTGAGGCGACGGCGCAAAAGGACCAGCGCATCACAGAACTTGAAGTCCGCGTCCGTGAACTTGAACTTGTCACGCCAGCAGTAACCGCACTAGCCGATCTAGTGCATGACCCCGACATGGTGCTCAAGACCAAGCTGAGCAGTGATCAGATCGAGCGTGATCCTGATGGCACCGTGGTAGTGGTCGATGGCTACCAGCGCACACCCGTAAGCGAATGGGCTAAGTCGTTGCCGGCATGGATGCAGAAGCAACCCAAGCCACAAGGCAGCGGCGCACCATCAGGGCGCAGCAGTGGTGAGATGCCGCTGGGCGTCAAGAACCCATTTGCGCAGGAGTCGTTTAATCTCACCGAGCAATCACGACTGTTTCGTACAGACCGTGATATGTACGAACGATTGAAAACTGCTGCAGCACGCTAAGCTATCTGCAACCGGCTGTGCTGGTGCATCGGGCTGTGCCCACACCGTAAACCATTTCCCCGAGATGAATCATGGCGACTCTTCGCTCTGACATCATCATCCCAGAAATCTTCACCCCCTACGTTCTTGAACAGACCACCCTTCGTGATGCCTTCTTGGCATCGGGTGTTGTTCAACCAATGGCGGAGTTGAATGCTACTGAGGGTGGTGACTACATTAATGTCCCGTTCTTCAAAGCCAACCTGTCTGGTGACTTTGAAGTGCTGACCGACAGCACCTCATTGACACCCGGCAAGATCACTGCTGACAAGCAGGTTGGCGTTATCCTGCACCGTGGCCGTGCCTTTGAGTCACGCGACCTTGCAGCTCTTGCTGCTGGCGCTGACCCCATGGCCGCTATCGGCGCCAAGATCGCTGATTACGTTGCCAACCAGCGTCAGAAGGATTTGCTGTCATGCCTCGCTGGTATCTTCGGCACCCTCGGCACCACTAGCTCATCTGCTGCTTTCTTTGGTCTAACCATCGACGGCGAATCTGGCGACACTCCAGTTGTGCTTAGCCCGCGTCATGTTGCGGAAGCCCGCAGCCTGCTGGGTGATCAAGGTGACAAGCTGGCTGCTGTTGCAATGCACTCCAAGGTCTACTACGACTTGGTAGAGCGCAAGGCGATTGATTATGTCAGCACCCTTGATGCACGCGGCACTACTACCACCCAATCTGGCGGCAGCTTGGTTGGCGCTTACGGCGGTGACAACTCAGTTCCCGTGTATATGGGATTGAGGGTAATTGTTTCGGATGATGTGCAAACTGAAGGCAGCGGCAGCTCCAC